TATCGAGAAAAAACAAAACAGAGGAGTAACGGCCTACAACATATACGAGGTCGAACGCTATGGTGTTACATGGTTTCTTAAATTCGAGGTCGTGAACCACAACGCAGAGACGCTCTATTCCGCCAAAATAAAACAACAATAGGTCCAAGTCCCGGTGGCGTTCACAAAACGTCTATAAGAGACTCAGACCTATCGTCGCTGCAAATATAGTGACTTTTCTTTAATTCCAAATATTATGAAGAAAAATTTTAACGACCAACGGTGGTCCGCGCACTGCTTCGCCATCATTTTAGCGGGAAAGTGCTATCAACGAGATAAGCAATGTCAAAACTCCGGTGAAAAAATTCGCGCCGCTGCACGTCTTCCCGACGTACGGCGGCGCTTTCTACTATCCCATGAAAACACAAAACCCATGATTACAACTCAGAGTGCTACTGCACCTTTGTAGCTGTAAATCTCTATATTCTCTAACAACTCTTCGTGATTATGATTCGTCATACTCTGTTGCAACGTCATGCGGCTGAACGTCGCCCCCTCCAAGCCCTCCATCTCTGTGCGGATCCGATCCAACAGGTCGAACGCCTGTAGCGACTCTGCTCGCGTCTCGCTGTCCGAGGCGGCTGACCCTTGCCAGTCTGTCACCACGTGTAGCTGTAGCGTCCCTTGCGTCACCATAGCCGCCTCTTTCACTCGTCCCCACACGATCGGGTCGAACTCCACGAACACTGCCGGGCGTTCCCATGCAGCCTCCTGCTCGATGAACGCCACATTCTGGTTCCACAGATCCACATAGCGTATCTCTGTCATCGCCTTCAGCCGTTCCAACACAGCCATATAGATCTCCTTTCTCATGCTCATTGTAGCTTTATGCTGTTGAAGTATTCTGTCAAATTCTCCTCTATGATCTCGCGCACCGAGCGTTCCACCTCCGGGGCATACCCCACGAACGTACGTTTCGGGATCCTGATCTTGCTGCCCACCTTCATCAGTGCCATACACCGCCAGAACTCCGCCTCCGTCGTCAGCTGCTGTGTCTGTCGGTCTCGGCGTTTCGTCCCATCCTTCCGGCGTCCGAAGGTGCCTGCCGTCTCATAATATTTAGCCCAGAAGTAGCGCTTCATGCGCGCCGTCACCTCTATATCGCCTCCCTCATTATGTATCGCGGCATAGGGCAGCGTACTGCTGAATATGATGCTATCGCCCTCCTCGCGGCTCCCGATGCTGCGGCGCAGGGCGCCCGTATTCATCAGCGTCGTCCCGCCCGGACGCAGCGGACTCCGCCGCCGTTGCCACGCCTCGCTGAAGAAGGCTTGCCGCTCAAAGTTCTTATCGAACTCATCTGTCAGCTCCACGCGGAGGTCTCGCAGTATGTTGCGGATCACTCCCTGCATATCCACCCGCTCCATCACTCGAATAGCGACAATTCCATCACGCACGCCATGCGATGCTGCTCCGGTGCTTTCAGCAGGTTGTACAGCGTCCTCTCCGAGATCATATACGTCGGCCAGATGTACCGCCGCCAGATCTCCCTGTTCGACAGTCCTGTCTTCGCATATCGGTCATAAATTGCATTGATGTCGTGCACCCGTTTTTGGTAGCTCACACCCCGACGACGCTCTCTCATAGGCTTATGTTTTTTTCTATATACAAAGGTAAAACTTTTTCCCATATTACGCACACTTTCACCACATTATTTTTCGCCCGCCGGGGCTAAAAATGCGAGATCCGACCGTCTCCCGACGCCCGGATCTCTGTGATCATTCTTTAATAACCGAATCGCTTAACTTCTTATCATTTCTGAATCGTCTCTTTCGTCTCTTTCTCGTCTCTTTCTTTCTTGCTCACTTTCACTTGTCTCATCTCGCGTGCCGCAGTCCTCTATCCTTGAGTGCCTGTTCATGCCGTCTCCTCCGATTTCGGTTCCACGAAGAAGGTCTCGTCCTGCGCCACCGTGATGCCGCACTTAGCCATCAGCGTCAGCATCGGCACCTCCTCAGATTCCGAGGCGCCAACGCCTGTCGTCACCGTCACCTCCCGATCTGCCAACAACTTGTCTTTGGCTATCTCTTCCTCCTTGCGGACGTAGTTCGGCAGGAATTCTTTCACCAGCTGCAGCGCGCTCGCCCACGTGAAGCCCTTCAGAGTCTTCAATTTCGGCGTGCCGGTACGAAACCCTATCGTGCCTTGCGCCATTTCCAGACTTTTGCGTTTCGCGAAGAGTTCCTCTTGGTGCTCCGTCGCGTAGGCGTGCAGCAGCTCGAAGGCTTCATCCCGTCGGCGCGATAGGCTTTCCAATACTCCGGCGCGCGCATCGCGCACACGCACACATTCCAACTCGATCTCGGCGGTCACCTTCGTGATCTCTGCCACTGCGCTGGCATACTCCTTGAAGGCTTCGTCCGCCGCCTCTCTCGTGGTACCTGTCAGCACCAACTTCTTCACTCTCTTCATGTTTGTTACACTCATAGTTTTTTCGTTTAATGGTTTGTTTTGATGTTCATTGGTTCTCTATGGATCCTTGGCTCATTCCTCGCCCTGCTCTGTCACCGACCGATACACATCGCAGGCCAGTTCCTCCAGCGCCTTCACCCCTTGATACGGCTCCGACGCCTCACGTTCTTCGGCGGTCAGCGTCTCCTCATACCCTTGGCGGAGCGTTCCCACCGTGTCCACGAAGTGCTCCATCAGCTCCTCTGTCAGCGCCTGTAGCATCGCTACTTTCAGCATCTTTCCGTCCATACTCACTCCTCCTCATAGATCTCTTTCGGTTCCTCCTCCAGATCCTTCTCTATCTCATACTTGATGCCCTCCAACACGGAGCGATACTCTCGCTCGTTCAGGTCTTGATTTTGTTCGTAGATCAGGCTCATGATCACACGGACTCTGCGTCTTTCGTCTGTCATAATGTTTCTTGTTTTTTTTGTTTCTTGTTTTGTGAATAGATTATTGCGCTAATGATTCCTCTTGGTGCATCCTCGTCTGGCTCTGGGCACCTCGCGGCATACGGCTCATTGCATCGCCTTCAGCGCCTCTGCGCCCACTCGCCGTTCCACCTGTTCCAAGCCTCCGTGTCGCTCTATCATATACAGCTTCACGCGGAGCTTTGCCAACTCCTCTACGTTGAGCTTCCCGAACGGCTTCCCCACGATGCGCGCATCCATACAGAAGGCGTTCACCCTGCTCCAGTTCGTCGTCTCTATGCCCATGCGTTGCATCTGGCGCAGCACCCGGCTACGCTCTTTGCGGCGTGCCATCTCGTCCACCAACAGATGCTCCATCGTGCGGCACATCAACTGATACTCCTGCAGCGTCATCTCGCGCAGACTCGTCGTACGGTGCAGCGTGTAGCGGTACACCAAGTCACGCTTCATCTCCTCCGCATCGCCCCCCAAATGGGGCGTCTGGCTCAGTTGATGCAGCAGCGCGTAGAACCGTCCATAGTTCCGGTTTCCCTCTGTGCCGCTGCCGTTCACACACTGTTTCTCTTCTTTTTCCATTGTTTTTGGGTTTTATCAATGTTTTTTCTTGGTTTATCTCTGATCTTTCGTTTTCTCACTCCCGATGCCCGTTTCTCTCCGGCACCCAGTGCACCGTTACCTCGGCTTTCAGCCGTCCGCTGCCCTCGCACATAGGACAGCACTTATACACCAACTCATGTTGCTCATCTTCGCCCATGATGCGTCCCACCCTGTGACACAGTGGGCACTCATGCCATCGGCTCTCCATCCTCTCCGTCATGTGCCCCGGTCGCAACGTCACCGGGGGCTGCACGAACAGGTCTTGTTCTATAGCGCTCATGATTCGTGTTCCTTATGGTGATCTGTCGGTTGATGTCCCGGCAGGTTATTCGTGGTTTTCAGCACTCCCTCGTCCCACACCGTGAAGCGCACCCCCGGCTCCGGGATGAAGCGACCTTGGCAGTATGCCTCATAGCCGATCACGCGGATCTTCACACCCGCCAAGTATTTCAGCCTTTCCGCCGGCTTCCCCATCGGGCGTCCCTTCGACTCTTGCGAGATGTAGATGAAGCTCTTATGCGGGAACAGCCTGTGCAGCTCCTCCGTCTGCTCATAGCTCATCTTCGAGTGTTGGAAGCTGTCCACGATCACGAAGCTCGGTCCCTTCGGGCGTTTCAGCCGCTCCACTAACTCCTCATAGGTGTCCGTATCCACCACTCGGAAGCGTCCCTGTCGCTCCCCCATATGGAAGCGCTCCAGTCTGGCTTTGAACGACTGGCTCGTGCCCTCCTCATAGCTCATGTACAGCACCACACCATACTCGCATAACTTCTTAGCCAACTGCATCACGAAGCTGCTTTTACCTGAGGCACTCGCCCCACTGATGAACCACACCTCATTCCGTTCCGGTTCCCCGAAGCATTGCTTCCAGCGTCCTTCCCACGGTATCGTCTTGTAGCTCTTTCTCAATATGTCCTTCGGACTATATGCTCTTTTCATGTTTCTCAATATATTTATTGTGTTATGTTTTTCACTCAAAATTTAAT